CGTCCACCTAAGAAAAAGCAAGGGAATTAGATGTCTCTCTATAAAAACCTAAATAAGAAAAAGGCCGCTGGTACTAGTAAGTCTAAAAAAGACAGTACTATTTCGCCCAAGGCTTATGCCAACATGAAAGCAGGCTTTCCAAAGAAGAAAGCTAAAAAGAATAAGAAGACCTAAACGTGACTGATGAACGCCTCACGAGAATTGAGGATAAATTGGACAAGCTGTCTCATGCAGTGGTGACCCTAGCACGGATGGAAGAGCGGATGATTACGCTTTTTAAACGTATGGATCACTATGACGATGAACAGAAACTTGTTTGGGAAAGAGTAAGGCGCCTAGATAATATTACGACATCTAGAGGTCAAAAACTACACTTCATGGAACGTATTTGGTGGATCTTGGCCACCGCTGCAGTTGGCGCAGGATTTATGTATTTAAGGACAATTGGATGAGTAAACCAGAGAAAGAGTACTCAGAGAAGCAACAGGCTTTTCTAGACTGTCTTATGGGAGAGGCGCAGGGTAATATCCGTGCCGCAATGACACTTGCAGGATATTCCACCTTAACCAAAATGGCTGACGTGGTTAACCCTCTTAAAAACGAGATTGTGGATCGTGCCTCTCTGATGCTTGCCATGCATGCACCTAAAGCCGCACACGGCATTATTAACGTATTAGAAGACCCTAGCTCTCTTGGGGCAAAGAACGCTATTTCAGCGGCACGGGAAGTACTAGATCGATCTGGCTTGGTGAAGAAAGAACAAATCGAAGTTACTAACACAGGCGGTGGTTTGTTTATCTTACCTCCGAAATCGGATGTGGCAGAATAAAAAACGTATTAACGCTACCGCAAAGCTTCCCTACGCCTATGACGAAAGTCCTGACGACCCGTTTATGGCTACCCCAAACCTCGAAATGGTTAAGCTGGTAGAAGAAGGTCTTGATGGATTAGAGGCCGGTCATTCAAGTCGCAAAGTTGCTGATTGGCTATCTGGTAAGACCGGTGTTCGCATCAGCCACCAGGGCGTAATAAATATCTGGAAAGAGCGCAGGCCTGAATCAAAGCGCCTCAAGGCTCTCGCTAAACAGCGACGAAAGAGCAGCCCTAAGACACCAGCAGAAAAAAAGCTGGCAGCAGTTAAGCGCAGAAAATCTGACGCAAAGCGGATGCTTACGGTATCTGAGAAAAACCTCGCTAAATTAGAAGGTACGGATGAAAAGACTATTTCCGAAACACTCGACTTTGGCTCAATCTCCAAACAAAAACAAACCCAAGAAATCGTATTCGCACCCAATCCTGGGCCACAGACAGATTTCCTTGCAGCACCAGAAAGAGAAGTCCTATTTGGCGGAGCGGCGGGAGGCGGGAAAAGCTATAGTTTACTCGCAGATCCCATGCGCTATTTTTCAAATCCTGCATTCAGCGGACTCATCCTTCGCCGCACAAACGACGAATTGCGTGAGTTGGTTTTTAAATCACAAGAACTTTACCCGAAAGCGTACCCAGGATCGAAATGGCAGGAGAAGAAAAGCCAATGGATATTCCCGTCAGGAGCCAGATTATGGATGACCTACCTGGAGCGGGACGAGGATGTCATGCGTTACCAAGGTCAGTCCTTCTCTTATATTGGCGTAGATGAGCTAACGCAGTATTCTAGTCCCTTCAGTTTTAATTATTTACGATCACGGCTTCGTACTACTGATCCAGATTTGCCCACCTACATGAGAGCAACGACTAACCCAGGCGGTCCTGGGCATCAGTGGGTTAAGAAGATGTTTATTGATCCCGCTCCAGCAAACAAGAAGTTTGTGGCGCAAGACCTCGAAACAGGTAAGCCTCTTGTTTACCCTGCAACACATGAAAAGGCAGGTGATCCTTTATTCTACCGTAGGTTCATTCCTGCGAGTTTATACGATAACCCTTACTTATCTGACGATGGTGCATATGAAGCTAATCTTTTATCCTTACCAGAAAACCAGAGGCGTCAATTATTAGATGGCGATTGGACGGTAGCGGATGGAGCGGCCTTTCCAGAGTTTCAGACATCGAAACACATCTGTGAGCCTTTTGATATTCCGCCTGATTGGCGTAGGTTTAGATCCTGCGATTATGGCTACAGCAGCTTTAGCGCCGTCCACTGGTTCGCAATAGATCCAAGCTTTGAAACACTCTACGTGTACCGAGAGTTGTACCTTTCAAAGCATACCGGCAAGGATCTTGGCGCTGCGGTGATTGAGGCAGAACAAGGTGATCGAATAGCTTACGGAATACTTGATAGCTCTGCGTGGCATAATCGAGGTCAGATAGGCCCCAGTATAGCCGAAGAAATGATCTCAATGGGGTGCAGATGGCGTCCGAGTGACCGTACAGCGGGTGCAAGGGTTGCTGGCAAGAACCAGATGCACCAACGCCTCAAAGTGGATGAGGATACGGATCTCCCTGGCCTGGTATTCTTCAATACCTGTCGACAGATTATCGCAGATCTACCGTCTATCCCTTCGGACCCGAAAGGAAGCGATGACATCGATCCTCGATACACGAGCGACCACACGTATGACAGCGTTCGTTATGGCGTAATGAGCCGCCCACGGGCTTTATCACCTTTCGATATGGGTAGAGGAGTTCCTACGCCCACTTATCGCCCCTCAGATTCAGCATTTGGATACTAAAACATGGCATTGATGGACAAACCTACTGACGAAAACACGGCTGACGGTGACACAATTGTAGCTTTGGATGAAAATGGTGACGTTGAACAAGAAAATCTAGAGTATTCTGGTGTTGTTTCCTTTGTTCAGGGCCAGTATCGGCGATCAAAAGACAACCGCACCACTGATGAAGATCGGTGGCTTATGGCCTACCGTAACTATCGTGGAATTTATGGACCAGAGGTCCAATTTACCGACACCGAAAAGTCCCAGGCTTTTATTAAAATCACAAAAACTAAGGTACTAGCTGCATATGCCCAGATGGTAGATGTTTTGTTTGCCGGTGCTAAGTTTCCTATCGGTGTTGAGGCTCGTAAATACCCCAGTAACGTGGCCGATGCCGTAAATTTCGACATGAACGCCCTAACTGATGAAAAAGTTAAAGAAAAAACCGGAGTAGATTACAAAGTACCACGAAGTATCGTGCGTCCTGATATAGCTAAAGAGCTTGGTATCTATGCTGATAAGCTTGATCCGATTAAAGAAGAGCTAGAGATGGGTGCTGGAGTTAATCCAGGCTCGATTACCTTTGAACCTGCTAAAGTTGCAGCGCAGAAGATGGAAAAGAAGATGCACGAGCAGCTTGAGGAATCTCATGCTACAAAGCATCTTAGATCTATGGCATTTGAGTGTGCGTTGCTTGGTCATGGCATAATTAAAGGCCCTTTTGCCTTTGATAAGGAATATCCAAGATGGGATGAAGAAGGCAACTACAATCCAATCTACGAAACTATACCAAAAGTCGAATATGTTTCGTTGTGGGACTTCTATCCTGATCCAGACGCCAGAAACATGAGCGAAGCCGAGTTTACGGTCCAACGTCATCGTTTAAACAAATCTCAAATGCGAGGCTTAAAAAAACGCCCTCATTTTAGGGCAGAAAGCATAGAATTAGCCTTAGAGTATGGCCCTTCTTACCAACGAGCCTATTGGGAAGACGCTTTAGACGAAAGTGAGAACTCAGGTCAAATTGAACGATATGAAGTTCTTGAATATTGGGGTATAATGGATGCAGAATTGGCAGAAGAAGCCGATTTAGACCTCCCCAAGGAATTAGACGATTTAGACGAGATTCAGGTCAATATTTGGATTGCTAACGGTCAAATCCTGCGTTTGGTGCTCAATCCGTTCACACCTAGTCGTATACCTTATCACGCTGTCCCTTATGAATTGAATCCTTATAGCTTTTTCGGAGTGGGTGTAGCTGAGAATATGCAGGATACTCAACTACTTATGAATGGTTTCTTACGCATGTCGGTGGACAACTCGGCACTGTCAGGGAACCTTTTAATTGAGATCGATGAAACCAACTTAGTTCCAGGTCAAGACCTTAGTGTGTACCCTGGCAAAATTTTCCGAAGACAAGGAGGTCAAATTGGTGCTGCAATACATGGCACTAAGTTCCCCAATGTCTCGAACGAGCTTATGATGATGTTCGATAAGTCTCGCCAACTGGCTGATGAAGCAACAGGTATTCCTAGCTATAGCCACGGAACCACAGGGGTAATGAGCGTAGGCAGAACCGCTTCTGGAATGTCGATGCTCATGGGAGCGGCACAGGCCAGCATTAAGGCCGTTGTCCGAAATATAGATGACTACCTACTCGCCCCACTAGCAAAATCATTATTCAGTTTTAATATGCAATTTAATTTCGATAAAGAGTTTATCGGGGATCTTGAGGTAGCGGCACGAGGTACTGAAAGCCTAATGCGCAACGAAATCCGAAGTCAGCGTCTGCTACAGTTTATGC